TGACCTCAGATTCGTCGTCTGCTTTGGTAGACGCAGGAGGCTCATCACCTTCCTCTTCGTCTGTATCACCATCTTCTGACTCTTCAGACTCTTCTTCGGACTCTTCAGACTCTTCTTCGGAGCCTTCTTCGATGTCTTCTTCTTCAGGATCACCGTCTGTCGGTTCTTTTACCGATTTACGTTCACTCTTGGTGTCCTCGAAGTATTTGTCAACGAGTTCGTCAATGGTGTAGTCTTGTGTTTCCTCGTCCATTTGGATGGAGGTTCCTTATTCTATATCGTCGTCTTGCTCGTCTTGTGACTGAGCGTTGACGACAAATGCGTTGAGACTTTCGAGCAGATCATTAAGTGCCACGTTTTGGCGGTATGCTTGCTCACGGGCAGATGTGTCCCCATACGAGGTATCAAAGAACTTCATCTGGTAGGTTGTTCTGGTGAGTTCGACTGCGGCCTCAAAGGCTTCAGTTTTCATCATCCGGCGTATCTCCATTCCGTAGCGATACACCTGATCTTTGGTTAGCTTCATGAGTACCCCTGGGGTTCCCTTGGACTGATCCAAAGGAACCCTCTTAGTTATGGGTTGTAGACTGCCTTCTGTTCCGCAGCCTTACCGGCAAGGGCAAGTTCTTCACGGTCAACGAAGATGTCATTGTCGAGACGCTTCATCTCAAGTGCTGTATCAGCCTGCTTATAGCCAGCTTCGGCTTGGGCGCGAATTAGATCAGCTTGAGCTTTAATGCGGTCCGTCTCAGCCTTTGAAATCATCGCCTGAGCTTGGGCCTTTTGATACTCTATCTGAGACTTCACTTGCTCAATCTGAAGCATTTCCATCTCGCTGGGCTGTTGAGGCTCAACTTCAGAAGGTTTCATCAGGATGGACTGGATGTCCTCAATACCCCTAGCTTGCATTGCCCTAGTGATGACCTCATATCGTTTTTCGATAGAGTACATCGGCTTGAGTTCAGGGTCTTGTGACAGAGCAGCGTCAACCTCGATCCATTTCATCGCTTCCTTTTCTTGCTCCCCATAGGAAAGGGTGAGTTCGACCGAGGCAGCAGATCGTTCTTTCCACAGTGATGGATTGACCGGAACATAGTTCCCTGTGATTTCCATGAACTCAGCTTCATCAATATGGTCAACGGCTGTGTGATAGATCAGGTGGTACAGATCACGAATGAACAGGCCAAAACGTCTAGAGATGATCTTGGTACGTTGCTGGGAAGCTGAGATGAGTTGTTCAACCATACCCTCAGAGTTCTGAGTAGATATAGCGTCTTTGTTCAGACCTTGAGACAGCTTACTTATGCCGGTGACCTCCTCCTTGTCCTCGTCAATCATTTGAATGAGGGAGAAGACAAAGGGGTTCATTGGGGCTTGGGGAATTGGCGCAATGCCGTCCATACGCCTCACGTTAACAATACCCCCAAGGCGGTTCTCAAGAAGTTCCTGGGGGGACAGCAGGGTACCGTTTAGCACCTGCTGACGTGGGTTATTTGTGATCAGCGTGTGGTTGATGATCTGACGTATCAGGACAGTTCTAGCGTTCTGCGTTGGGATCACAGAATAAGCAAAGTTCTCGCCGTAGTAGGTGTGAGACACAGGGAGGGGCACAAAGCTGGCAAATGGTTTGCGACTTACTTGCTCTTTCCGAAATACCTTACCCCCAGCATAATCAATCTTCCACAACTTGGAGATACCAGACCCATCCATATCTAACTTGATGTAAATCTCATACAGGATGGTTTCTTCAACTGACTCGTCATATCCGTCACTGGACGCCAGGACCTGACCAATGTTGTCAAAGCGGGTCTGCTTTACGGTTTCAAAGGTAAGGGTATTGTCCGTGTGGAAGTTCATCCCCTCTATGGCTTTCTTCCCGTAGGTCTTAATGAAATGAGAACGGGTTTTAGGTGTGCGGTGGATAACGTACTTTGCTTCCTTAAGGGAAGTTGAGTTGTTAGCCACAAGGATGTCTTCAGGCTGAATAGCCTCGACAACAATACGTTGATTCTTGGTTTTTACAGTAAAGGAGCCTGAGTATAGGCCCTCTTCAGAAATGGACGACTCTGTTATTTCATAGTCATCATATTCCTCAAGCTGGATCACCAACTCTTCTTCAGTCAGGTTGTCAAAGTCATACTCTTGTTCTTCTGAGTCATCTTCATAGTAGACCTTGACCACAGAGAAGCGGTGCTTAAGACCATCCGAAAGGACATCATAAAGAATATCCTCACCTGAGTTTTCCTTGAAGAAAACATGACGACAGTATTCAGTCGCTTGCTTAGCCTCGTCAGCGGTCTCTCCCCTTTCAGGTCTGAACATGACGATACGTTGGTTGGCAGAGAAGGCTTCAAGAACGGTAGACCTCATTGAGTCTACGGCATCGAAGACATCTCGGCTAACATACTTGCTGTCACCCTTATGTAGGGGTGCTGGGAGTTCACCGCGATAGTAGCGGTTCACCTCTTCCCATTCTTTGGCAAGCTTACCGTCTGTTAGATGTTCTGAGTTGGAGACAGCCTTGGCGAGGATAGCTGAGAGCTTTTCATCGCTCAGCTTCGTTCTTGCCATGTGTCATTCCTAAATGGCTTCCACATAGTGGTCGCTGGTTACTTTAATGGGTTTCCAAACACCGTCATGGATGTGGTTGCAGATCGCCAGCGACATTACGCAGTCGTCATAACAACCATCCTCGGCTTCGAGTTTTCCGCTTTCTTTCACAACGTAAGTCATCATTTCCTGGATCGTTATGCGGTCATTCAGTTCCATCTCCCCAATACGGAGAGAGGCCCTAAGATCATCAATGATCATGGGTTTGGACTTAGTGTTGGTTTGAAATCCAAGCTTGGGTGTGTCCACATCTGTGATCGTATCTTCAACCACATTGGTGAACACGTTTGGGTAGTGGTGTACCTTGTACAGAAGGCTGACTGTTAGAAGACCGTGGTTGTTACTCTCGACGGCAATCTTAGCCGTGTTATAGAGAGTACCCAACTTGGCTAGGACTTCTGCAAAGTAGTCTGGGTGAACGTGTGATCGCCATGCAGCGACCTGTCTCTTGTTCTCGTCTAGTACCTGAGCAACCGAGTAGTCCCCTCCCCTGACCCCCATAGCAACGTCAGCACCAATGTAGTAGGTACCACCTGGGTCAATGGGGTAGTACATAAGTAGTTCCCCAAGGGGGTGTTCCTCCCATTTGCCGAGGGTAAGGGCCATTCTGCTTTGGATCGGTCTGACGCAGGGAACCCGGTTAGCTAGAGCTACAGTGTCAAACACAGGGCGTCCGGTAGTAAGGAATGCTTCCTCTGGGTTACAAGGGTATTCCTGCTTGAACATATCGAGGCCGTTCTGAGCTACCTTTAGACGCCGCCAGTAGAGTTGTTCGTCATCCAGGTCATACATCTCGACCAACACCTCTTCCTCAGGGGTTCGGTCGAAGCCTCTGGGAACCTTCGCCCTGTATGCTGGTTCGTCAAACCAAGGAATGAACAGAGGGAAGTAGCCGTTGGACCCATCTACAGCACCCTTCCACATCTCATAGAATGGGCCGGTCACACCATTGGCCGTAGACTCGATGAAGACAGCCGTATCATCGGTCTCAGGGATGGACTGCAAGAGGCCGTTTAGGTTCTCTCTAGCTGAGCTTTCTTTCCAGAAGGCCAACTCAGACAGGTGGGCATGGGTAATGGTTTCCCCACGGGCGATTGAGTCACCGCCTGCGGTTGCCACGATATAAGATGAGTCCAGCCGGTCAAACACTAGTTCCCTCTTTGACGAGTAGCTCGTAGAGGGCTTCAGGATGTCCGGCACGTTATCGTGAAATCTTTTGGTCATGTTGAAAAGCGCAGTCGTAGAGTCCGACTTGTGCGTTACAACGATTGCCTTCTTTGCTGTGGCTTGTGAGACCCTGTGGTATAGATACCCACCAACACCCGTGGATAGGCCCTGCTGGCGTCCCTTGAGAATGATGATACGGACACGGCCAGTATCTTGGGTCTGCTTTTTGATTGCATTCAATAGAGCGTGT